AGTAAAAGAGGCACTTTCTGACGACGATTCTAAAGACAAGGATTTGAAAAAATATTTGAAGGAGAACGATGGTCCATCTAAACCTAAGAAGACCAAGATGCGCTAATGGAAGACTCTCTTTCGTTTGCGTATGCCGTTCTGAAAGCTATAGAAGGAAGGATTGAGCTTACAGAACAAAACATACTGCAAGGTTCCCCAGATAGCATGGAGAAGTATCGCCAGCTTGTAGGAGAACTCGACGGGCTACAGTATGCCAAAACTGAAATCAAAGAACGACTAGATAGGTTGGAGAAAGAAGAATGACCAAGACCTTATACGTGCCAGACCACGTGGCGGAAGCCAAAAGTTCTGTAGCATCAGCATACGTTGCTGCTGACGAGAAGGTGCTAGATCCTTCTCTCTTAGAAGAGTCCTTACAGGAACGACTACCTCAACCGACAGGATGGCGCATTCTGGTAATGCCCTACGCTGGAAAAGCAACCACGGAGGGCGGTGTTTTCATCCCAGACGTTGTTCGAGACCGAGAGGCTTTGGCCACAGTTGTGGCGTATGTCGTTAAGTTAGGACCACTAGCATACAAAGATCCGCACAAATTTGGTGAGAACATGGAGCCTTGGTGCTCTGAAGGCCAGTGGGTGTGCATTGGGCGTTATGCTGGTGCCAGATTCAAGATTGATGGCGGGGAAGTCCGAATCATTAATGATGATGAGGTTATCGCTACGATTCTTGAACCAGATGATATTAAACATGTCTAGAAAGCATAGAGGATGTGATGAGTGAAATTACAGAAACGGAAGAAACCAGGATCGACGTTGGTGATTCTGATGAGACATCAGTTGATGTAGATGTTTCGGCACCTCCTAACCCAGCAGATGATGGCGTGGAAGTAGCGTCCTCTGCCGAAGACGAAGGTAAGGAGAAAGAGCTTGATGACTACTCTCGTAAGGCTCAGAGCCGTATTAAGCAGCTGACCTCAAAGTATCGCGAAGAGGAGCGTCAGAAACAAACGGCCATTCAGTTTGCGGAAAACGTCCGCAAAGAGAATGAGAACTTGAAGCAGAGGCTGGAGAGCCTCGATAAGGGCTACCAAGAAGAGTTTGGTAGCCGTGTCACCTCTCAGATTGACTCAGCAAAACGTATTCTCAAGGACGCTCATGAGAGCGGAGATGTGGATCGCCTTGTTGAGGCTCAAGAGGCTCTTGCCCAGTTGACTGCGGAGAAACAGAAGATTGCTGCTGTGAAAAAAGAGGTGGAGGTTGCTGAACAGGCGCCACAACCGCAACCGCAGCCGCAAGCACAACCACAACAACGACAACCCGATCCAGACCCGAAAGCGCAAGCTTGGGCGGAAAGAAATAGTTGGTTCGGCACAGACGAAGTCATGACTTATGCCGCCTTTGGATTGCACCGAAGGCTGGTTGAGGATGAAGGATTTGACCCCACTTCAGATGAGTACTATACTGAAATGGACAACCGTCTCTTGAGTGAGTTTCCTCAGAAGCTCAATTCAAGGAATGGAAGCAACGGGGGGACTCAAAAGGTTGCGTCAGCCGAGAGTTCCAAATCCCGCAACAAAGGTGGACGTAAAAAAGTGCGGTTAAGTCCGTCGCAGATTGCGATTGCCAAGAAGCTGAATGTGCCGCTTGAAGAATACGCAAAATATGTGAGGGATTGATCATGAGTACCGAGAACACTACTCGCCAGAAGTCACCTAAGACGCCTAGGGCCAATAGCACACGCGAACAACAGAAGCGTTCTACTCCGTGGCGGCCGCCGTCTATGTTAGACGCCCCACCTGCACCTGAAGGTTACAGGCATAGGTGGATAAGAGCAGAAGTTATGGGTTTTGATGACCGCAAAAACGTAGCAGCCCGATCTCGAGAGGGATGGGAACTGGTACGGGGTGATGAATTTCCAGACTTTGAGATACCCACCGTTGAAGACGGCAAACATGCTGGCGTCATCGGTGTAGGTGGATTGCTCTTAGCCCGGATACCCGAGGAGATCGCTAACGAACGTACTGGTTACTTCAAGAACGTTGCTAGAGATCAGATGTCCGCTGTTGACAATGATTTGGCCCGAGAGCAGCACCCAGCTATGCCGATCAGCAAGCCTGAACGGCAGTCTAGTGTAACTTTTGGCGGCCCTCGTAAATTAGAGGGCTAGGAGTAAATGAGATATGGCTAACTCTAATGGAAGTTTTGGCCTTCGCCCTTTGAATAAGTTGGGCGGAGCCGCTAATTCCACTGGCGTTACGGGATATACTCCTTATGAGATCGCCTCTGATAACAGTGACAAGATTTACCATGGGCAAGTGGTTATTCCTCTTGCTTCTGGGTATATCGACCACACAGCTAACGCAGCTGGTGGCTCTGTTAGTCATCTAGGCGTATTTCAAGGATGCGAGTATGTTTCTAGCGTCACTGGAAAGACGACCTTCAGCAACTATTGGCCGGGATCTGGCGCTGATAGCAACCATCCTGTAAAGGCATTTATCGTAGATGATCCTAATCAACTCTACGCTATTGCCACGGATGCTTCGTGGACAAGTAAGGCAAATGCAAGAGCAAGTGTGTTCTTGAATGCTAGCCTTTCCACCGGCATTACGGGGACGGACGCTACAGGTCTTTCTTTAGGCCGATTGGCTATTAGCACCCTAGCAACAACCAACTCTCTGACTCTTAGAGTCCTAGGTTGGATGGAAGATCCTGAGAACGAGGACTTCACCGCTGCGGGTATCGCCGCAATCGTTAGGTTGAACAATCCGTTCAATGCGCCCGTTGGGTCCATTGCTGCGGGTACACCTTCAACCACTGGCGTATAAGGAGGTTTTGAGAAATGGCTATTTCTAGAGCACAACTAGCTAAAGAGCTAGAGCCTGGCCTCAATGCCTTATTTGGACTTGAGTACGCTAGGTATGACGCGGAACACGCTGAAATTTTCGATACTGAATCTTCAGAGCGAGCCTTTGAAGAAGAAGTGATGTTGTCTGGCTTCGGTTCGGCACCAGTAAAATCGGAAGGTTCGGCAGTTTCGTTCGATGACGCTCAAGAGGCGTACACGGCACGTTACACGATGGAAACGATTGCTTTGGCTTTCTCCATCACGGAAGAGGCTATTGAAGACAATCTTTATGATCGTCTGGCGTCTCGCTACACGAAGGCACTTGCTCGCAGCATGGCGAACACCAAACAGGTGAAAGCGGCGGCGGTCCTGAACAGTGCATTCGATAGCACTGTCACTGGTGGAGATGGGAAAGAGCTTTGCGCTACAGACCACCCTCTGGCCGGCGGTAGCACTCTCCGTAACGAACTGTCTACGGCAGCAGACCTCAATGAGACGAGCCTTGAAAACTCTCTCATCGATATTGCTGCTTTTGTTGACGAGCGTGGGCTTAAAGTCTCAGTCCGAGGCTTGAAGCTTATTGTTCCGCCAGCATTGCAGTTTGTAGCGGATCGTCTGCTTGAATCAACTCTCCGTCCGGGATCTGCGGATAATGACGTTAACGCCACGCGGAACATGGGTATGCTTCCGCAAGGTTATGTCGTTAACCACTACCTCACGGATACGGACGCATTCTTCATTAAGACGGATGCTCCTCGAGGGTTTGTTCACTTTGAGCGTCTCCCGATCACGACTAAAATGGAAGGTGACTTCGACACTGGTAATGTTCGCTACAAAGCTCGCGAGCGTTACAGTTTCGGTTTCTCCGATCCACGTTGTGTATTCGGATCGCCCGGAGCGTGATTTTAGCGAGGGGGGTTTATTCCCCCCTCTCTTCATCCAATGATGGTTACTTCGACAATCTGGGAAGCATTAGCCCTAGCGACTGTCCCAGCAGACGCTTACGAAGACTCTAGGGCCAAACCTTTCGTAAGGAGGATTTTACGATGGCGAACACGACTTTCAACGGTCCCGTCCGTTCTGAGAATGGCTTTGAGGTAATCAATGTCAACTCAACTACGGGCGCCGTAACGAACACTTTCGACGTTGCTTCAACAGGTATCGTGACGGACAAATACGTCAAGCACGTTGGCTTTGCTACTGGCGTTACCGTTAACACCACGGCGGGGGATAGCCCAGCCATTGGTGAGTTTACGCAGCCCGCTAACACAATCATCACCGACATCAAGATTCTCTGTCTTACGGCTCCTGTTATCGGAACCGGAGACATTGGATATGAGGTCGGAACGTCAAGTTCTGGAGCGCAAATCGTCGCTGCTCAGACCGACGAGATTCTTGATGGCGGCACTACAGTTGTCATAGGTAACGTCACTGTAACGTCTCTTGTCCTACAGACCCAAGATGCAACGACTGCTCCTGCTTCTGTCCAGTACACTTCGGCGGAACGGACTATTTATTGCAACATCACGAACACTGTAGATGCTACAACAGCTGGCTCCTTCACGTTTATCATTGAATACGTTCAAGTTGCGTAATTTAGTGGGGGGAGGTAACTCCCTCCTCAGAAGGAGGTCATAATGGCTGATGCTGTAACAGCGACCACAGTGGAGGACGGCCCTAAAAGAGCTGTTTTCTATCTTACGAACACCAGTGACGGAACCGGAGAGTCTGCGGTCACCAAGGTAGACATCTCAGAGCTTTCTTCTCTGCAAGATGGCACGGCTTGCACGGGCGTTAGAATTCAAAAGATTACGTTCACGAATGTTGGGATGGGCGTTAAGCTCCTCTGGGATGCGTCCACAGATGTCATCGCGGCCCAGCTTCCGGCAGACTATTCGGACACCTTGGACTATTCCGACATGAATGGTTTGCCAAATGTAGCGGCATCTGGCGGAAACACTGGGGACATTCAATTAACTACTATAGGGCACAGTAGTGGGGATACCTACTCTGTGGTTATTCACTGTAGTAAGGAATACTAAAAGCCATGGCTACTTCAGGTTCCGTTGATTTCAACTTGAACATGGCGGATGTCATCGAGGAAGCCTATGAGAGGTGCGGTCTTGAACTCCGCACGGGTTATGACGCCGCTACTGCTAGGCGGTCTCTGAATCTTCTGTTCGCAGAGTGGGCTAACAGAGGTTTGAATCTGTGGACGGTTGAGCAGAAGACACTCACCTTCGCTCAACTATCCTCATCATCTTCAATATCCACATATCCGGTTGGCACGATCACGATGACCGTGTCTTCATCTTCTGGATTCTCTGTAGGAGAGTCTATAAGCGGAGGAACCAGTGGGGCCACCGCTTCCGTTATTACGAAGCCTTCTGGCACAACAATGACGATAACTATTCCCGTGGGCACTTTCACCGCTACGGAAACGATCACGGGTGCATCTAGTTCTTCTACTGCCACAGTGACATCTGTCTCTGACTTATCAGACGTTCAGGCTACGGTGGATGTTTTAGAGGCTGTAGTGAGACGATCTGGAACTGATATCGGCGTTAGTAGGATTGGACGACAGGATTATCTGACTATTCCAGATAAGACCACTCAAGGCCGGCCAACGCAGTTCTTTGTAGACCGTCAGATCACGCCGACGATCACCGTGTGGCCTTCTCCTGAGAATTCTACGGATCAGTTAATATACTACCGGGTAAAGCGCATGGAGGACATTGATGCGTCTACAAACGATGCTGACATTCCGTTCCGTTTTCTGCCCTGTTTGGTTGCGGGGTTGTCGTATTATCTATCTGTGAAGAAGGCGCCCGAGAGGATCGGAACTCTCAAAGATCTGTATGAAGAGGAGTTTTATAGGGCCGCATCAGAGGATGGCGAAAGAGTATCTCTCAGGCTAGTCCCGAGTTATAGTTCGCTGAGTGTGACATAATGGGAAGATACGCTTCTGGAAAGTATGCCCTAGGGATATCAGATCGTTCTGGTAGAGCGTATAAGCTGACAGACATGATACGAGAGTGGAATAACGCTTTAGTGGGTAAAGACGAATACGAGTCTAAACACCCTCAACTTGAGCCGCGACCCCTTAGAGCGGACCCACAAGCATTAAGAATCAGCCGCCCGGATCGTTCTGAACCGGCTGTTACGGTTCTATTGAAGTTCAATCCGTTTAAGTCTGGCTCCAGTGGGGCTTCAACAATCACTGTTACGGAACCGAATCATGGGCGCTCTACTGGAGACACTGTTCGGTTTCGTTCAGTTGAGGCGTTTGATGGCTTTACTGCTTCAACCGTGGAATCCGCGTCTGGGTACTCAATTACAAAGGTAGATGATAACACGTACACCTTCTCTGCGAGTGGTGAGACAGCAACCTCTGGAAATACGACAGGAGGGGGCGGCATTGCGTCCGCTGGTCCTGTTACGGTGAGTGCGTGACATGGCTTATACATTTACTACGTTGAAGACGGCGATACAGGATTATACGCAGAATACGGAGACAACGTTTGTCAGCCAACTGCCGAGGTTCATTCTGAATGCGGAAGAGCGCATACTTAAAGAAACGCAGTTAGATGTATTCAGAAAGAACTCCACGGGGTCAACGACTGCAAACAATAAGTACTTGTCGAAGCCTTCCGACTTCCTTTCTCAGAATTCTCTGAGCGTGGTCAGAAGTTCTGAGAATAAATTCTTACTGTATAAGCAAGTTACGATGCTCCAAGATTTTACGCCAAACCCCGCAACTACGGGAGTGCCCGTGTATTACGCGGATTGGGATAGTGATAGCTTTCTACTGGCCCCAACACCGGACCAAGTCTATACGGTAGAGCTTCATTACTTCTACCGTCCGATATCCATAACGACAGCCGCAAGTGGAACCAGTTACCTTGGTGATAATGCGGAGCTCGCCCTCCTCTACGGCAGCTTAGTAGAGGCGTACACCTTTATGAAGGGCGAGGCTGATCTTCTACAGCTCTACAATTCTAGATTTCAAGAATCATTACAGTGGGTGAAGAACCTAGGCGAGGGTCTTCAGACTCGAGATCAATATCGTTATGATCGTCTGAGGCGAGATGTGTCATAATGTTTGATAGTGATTCGGCAACCGAGATTGCAAGCCCGTTCGTTTTTACTTCTACGAACAGGGGTCATTCGCCTGAAGAGATGGCCGAAATGGCTATGAATAAAATTATGGTTGTTTCTGATACAGCGCCGCCTGTTATTAAAGAACAGGCTTTGGCGCACCGGGATCGCCTGAAAGAGATACTGATCTTCTACATGGAGAGAATGGCGCAGAGCGAGAGAACTACGATCTGGGCTTTGATGAAACAACAGGGCCATGAGGACATGGCTGAAATCATAAGGAGGTTG